GTAAAATAGCTAAACTGCCGTAGGAACGGTAATTGTACCTCTGAAGAAAGTCCCTCTTGCCTGCGTATAGGCGTTAATGCGGTTTTGTGTAACTGCTATAAACTTCCAAACACCTTCTAAGATAGTGCCGTCTAAATTCGTAAGTTTAGCTGTTCCAACCCTATCCAAAGTAATAGCAGCGGGCATGAGCTTAGGATTGGACAACCTACCTTTAAGGTAAATTACAGAAACTCCAAGATTACCAGGTGACTCTATAGCTTTAGTTTTATTGTCTTCTATAGCGGAACATATAAGCGTAGTAACAGTAGTTGATTGTATATAGTTACCGGTTTCCGGGTCTACAGAAAAAGCACCAGAACCAATATTGAATTTAAGCTCTAAGTTATTTGTACTAAAATAATTAGTAGGTAGATGTTGTAGTGCAGAAGCGGTTAATGATTCTATGTTCATGTTTGTTTCCTAGTATAAACAGAGCTAAGTAAAACTAGACGGAAAACTCGGAAGGTCTATACTTACGGAAAATAGATAATAACTCGTTTAGTGGACTACCATTAAACTTATTGCCAGATATGCCCAAATAATCGTTTTTACCGGCATATTCCACTACGTATTTGTCATCGCTCACTTCTAACTTTTTAACGCCTTGTGCTTGAGCGGAAGTCCTTAACGCAACTATACTAGCTAAAGCACGTTTTAAATCTAGAACTTCATTTGTGTTAGGCGTAGCAGTAAAATTAAATCCACTGGAAAAGACTACTTTTAGTTGTCTCCTAGATATTGCAGAAGTAGGTGTTCTTTGGTAACGACGGAATCCAGTTACGCTATACTCATGTCTAAGCGAATATGCTAAAGTTAATAATACTATTTCGTTAGTGCTAAAATCTATTGTGTAGTCTTTATTTATTTCTAGTAGCTGCCATTCCTGAGTGGAATATAGCCCAAAGCGCGGTGGTAGATCAGAGCCACGTAAATATATCTGTGGCGCGGGAGATGCTAAAACAGGTGTCAATGGGAATAGCAACCGTCCAGAGTTAGGAATTACTAATATCCTAGTATAAGAGTTTACTTCTAGTTGACGGTTAGCTCCGTTTACGCCTTCTACTAAAATTTGAGCAAGAGTAATAGCCGTGGTTAATGCTTCACCACTTATGCTAATCCCAGGTGCATATTGCAGACATTCGGTATTAGATAACCACGGCATATTTAAAACTCCTTATGAACTAAAGTATTCTAGGTATACTACAACTCTACCAGCTGTTAAAGCTGCTACACCTACAACAAGATTTAAAATGGATTTATTAGCTAGTTTAATTGGTGTTCCTAAGTTAGCGGTACTACTTGCTACTGCACCACTGCCATTTATTAAAGGCGCTTGTTTAACACCAGTTGTGTCAACTCCTACGGTAGCTAAAACAGCAGTAGTAACTAAAGTTGCTTCTACAGTGGGCGTAGCACCATAAACAAAGTTTAACCCAAAAGTTGCGCTACCTCCGCTAGTTACCGCTTGTTGTACGTCTAAGTAGGCTCTATGGATAATACTACCAGCAGGTAGTTCTAGCTCAAGTGGAATGTTACCTACTGCTCCACCTGCTTCATCAAATCTATAAACCGCTTTAGCAATACCACCGACGGTATCAAGTTGCATACGAGATGGAATACTGTTTTGTCCAGGCATTTATTTACTCCTATTCTTTAGTTGTTTCTAGGACATTCCGGAAAATCAATTGGACAGAAGATAGAGCCAGTTAGATTAGTTCTTTTCTTTAATCCACAAGTCAAGCATATCCCATCGTGTCCAAACCCCAGGTGTGCGGGTGGTACAACAATGCTGGTATCTACTTGGTTATCCTGTGTCTGTTGCTTACTCTTTTTGGGTCTTACTGGTTTTTCTTGAGTAAGACCCACTTCTAGTAGGTCTTCACTCATTGTTTAAACCGCTGCTTTTACTGTTTGGACTTCAATTACGCGTAGTTGTTGTGGTACAGAGCTTGTATCTGTATATCCAGATGGGTCTACATCCATAGCAACAAAAGATTCTTCAGAACGCCAAATAGCACGACTAGCACGACCAAAGTCGGTATCGTCGTCAAATTTGACTTGCATCTCAGTACCAATACCACGTCCAATTGAGTTAGCACCAAATGCAAAACTAGAATGCAATGTAGTGCTACCAACGGGAGCTGCAATAACGCCAGGAGCGCCAGTAGAACCAATACCGTAGTTATTGGTTTCAAAAATCATGAAGTTTTCAAAGTCTCCAGCATAACCAGAAATACGGTCTGTTTCACCAGGACTAATCAACGCTGGGTTTAAATACTCAGTCAAAGCCTGCAACTCTTGTGGAGTGGCTGCGTGCCACAAAGTATCGTAACTTTGTTTTAACTGAGTTAAAGCGGTAGAGTTAACTACTAAACCGTATTTGTTGCCCATGTACGGAGGAATAGCCAATTCTTTCATATATCCGTATAAAGATGCTAGGAATCGGCGGGTTAAAGTACCACCATCATTAGCAACTAATGCGCTTGTGCTAACGTTATCTTTCTTGTTATAGACAACTCTAGTGGTAGGCTCCCATAAACTACGAATCTTTAAGTCTTCCCACAAATAGTAATCTCTCAACAAGTTACGGTTAAGAATGCTAATAAGGTCTAGCATTGAATAAGCTGTAACAAAGTTAACTAAAGTTACAGGAGGATATTGAGAATTACGTCCTAGACCCCACTCTTTTAGCTCAGCCGTAACAACGTTGGTTGCTAAAGATTGGTTACCAGAATCAATTCTTGTGTAGGTAGAAGCAGAAGATAACAACCTGTCATCTGGATGTGCAGGGCCTGCTAAATAAGCTGCTCTAGGAATTTTTACAGTGTCTCCTAGCCCTTTACCAAAGTCAATTACTGTATCTGCAAACTGCCAGAACACAAAGCCTGGGCGGTTATTGGTACGCATAATAGAAGACAATACGTCTAAGAAGCCACCAGTGATATCGCCTTTAGCTGTAGCAGCGTCTTTAACTACACTAGAACCACGCAAAAACCCATTGGCTTTGCCCCAGGATTCCAAATCTTTTAGAAGATGTTTTCTGTTTTCTTTTGCATAAGCGTTTAGCTCACGGTTGTCGTAAGACATAAACTGCTTACCACGGGCATCAATTTTGGAGACTTTGCTGGCATCGTCTCTGACTTCAAACCACTCTTTCAGGGAGCCTGCGGGAGAGTCAGACTTAGTGGTGGTAATACGATTGATGTTTGGCATATTTACAGATTTTTCTGACATAGGTGCAATAGGAGTTCCAACTAATTTCTCAAGGTCTTTGAGTGTAACTTGGTCTTTTTGGGCAGACTGCAAATCAGCTTCTAGCTTCGCTTTAGCGGATTCTAGTTCAGTCAATTTAGATTGCAGATTTTTGCTAATGTCTCGTTCTTGGGCAAGTTCTTTGCTTAAAGAATCACGTACACTAGCAACTTTTCTGTTAAACAGCTCTTCTACTACTTCCAAAGAAACATGCTTAGACTCATGAGCTTGTGTGGTATCCAATTCAGCCTTAGTTTCTTTTGCGGTTTCACTAGAATTTGTAGAACTTACAGAACTTACAGAACTTACAGAATTCACGAAATCTACAGCCTGAATGTCTGCAATGGTTGTATCTGTATTTGATTCGTCTAACTCCGTGAGTGCTTTACCCATAGGCTGTGTCATTTCTGATTCACCTTTTTCTTTTGGTAATTCGTGGTTTTGCATGTCTGGAAAGTTTATAGATTCCGTAACTTTTATAGAATCACCTACCGCAAATCCCTTGGGAGCTTGTCTAGCCTCTCTTTTACGTGTGTTATAGGTGTCAATTACAGAGCCAGATAGGTCTTTAATGAACTTTCTTGCCATAGTTGTTTTTCTATTACTATGCTATAATTTTTGTGCCAAGTCTAAACTTGACTAAAATAGTTTGATACTTGCAATAATATAATAGCCCGTTTCTATAGCACAAACTAAGTCAATTTTAAAGTTAAGTAAAAATGCGTTTCACTAGTGGTACTACATTTACGAATGTAATCAAACATAAGAAATGACAAGAGGGCTAATATGACAGGTTTCAGAAACTATAAAAAACAAGCATCTTTTATCCGAGAAAGACGATTGGAAAAGGGTTTATCTTGTCAACAAGTTGCAATTTATGCCGATACCAGTCGTAGCACTATAATCCGTATAGAGCAATCTGGGATAAAACGGACAGACTTACTGCATAAAATAGCTAAAGTTTTAGATGTTAACCCGCTTACATTATTGGAAATAAGTTCTGACTCTATGTAAAGCAAATCGGCTATACTATAAATAGTTCTGGTCAATCGATAGGAACGCAATATGGCGGAAACATTAGACCTTCAATTTAATACACAATATTTAGATCTTGTTGTTAAAAAAAGTGCCACAGCTAGTTTTGTTGTTACTGTAATTGGTAATTATGGATTTAACATTCAAAACGCACTTATAATTGCAGAAGTTAGACGTACTGCACCAGGATTTCTGGAAGCGTCGAAAGTAACAGCCAGTACCACAGCTAGTCAAGCTACTATATCTTTGAAACACTATCCTTCTGGACAGGATAGTGACCGAGCATTGTCTAGATTACCTATACAAGCAGGTGATTTAATTACTGTAGAAGGTAGTGGTATTACTGCGTCTAAAGCTTTATCTGTAACTGCTTCACAAATTCTTGTTTCTAATAACGCAACTACGACATTATTGGAAAGTCGTATAAAGTATAGGTCTTTAGCATTAGCGTCTTTTACGCCTCAACCGCTTTGCCCTGTAATGTCTATTGCTACCACAGGTGCTAGTCAAGGACAAACCCAGCTAGGAGGTATTACCGGTATTAGCCAAGTTATACCAGTTGGCACTAGATTAGTTTTTATTAGTGGTAATACAACAGTTGCTGTAACAACCAGCCTGGTGGCTTCTCCTGGCGATGCGACTATCTTTATCCAAGGCGCGCCAGCATCTATAGCTAGTGGTTCTACCAGTTTTACTGGTGCGCAAATGATAACAACTACACAAAGTATAACATCTTCGTCAACTACGGTTACTGTGCAGCCACTTTTGTTTCAAATGGCATCTGGCACTGTATTGCAGTTTGCGTCTAAGACTAGTGATGGTTGGTCTTATGTCGGTAGTGTTAATTTGTCTGCAAACACTGATGCTAATAACACCACTACATTAAGTATTAATAATATTTCTATTTTTAATGGCACTGAAATTCCAGCTGGTTCAGTTGCTATGTTTTCAACACTGCAGAGCAACCAGTTTAGATTAACTTTGGACTCTGTGGAAAGCCAATTTATTCCTAGTGGAGAATATGGTTATGATGTAATTTGTAGGTTTAGCAATGGAGAGGTAATACGTATATTAGAAGGTAAATGTACATTTTTGGATAACTGGAGTGCTTTATAATGTCTGATGAAGTTATAGTTTCAAGAAACGTTCCAATCCCTGCTGGTAGGCAATTAGCAAATAATTCACTTTCGGTTACACTAGCTTCAGACCAACCACCGATACCAATTATTAGCGCAGCGGATATACCTTCGGAAACAAAAACCAGCATGTTCGGTTTTCCGGTGGTAGAATCACGTCAGTTTTTACTACAAGAGTTGGCTACTTACGGTATTGACGAAACCATTTGGCGAGGGATAGGCGACGTTACTTATGATTCACTGAGAAGTTGTGTTCAGTTGTTACCAAGTAATTTAACTAGTTTATTATCGACACACCAATCAGCATTTTCTTATAAATATCAACCTGGTAAAGAAATTTGCGTATCTCAAGCCATACAAGCTTCTATAGGCCCAATTGCGGCAAATTTAGTTCAGCAATGGGGAGAGTTTACCAAAAGAGATGGTTATGGTTGGCGGGTTCTTACTCAGGAGGGAACTTCAGTTAATGCAGGATCCCAGAGTATTATTCCTTGGCATAATTATTTGTGCTTTTTTAGGCGCACGTCTGCTTTGCCTACTGGATACACAAGCACCACTGTAACATCAGACCCAACTGGAATTAGCACTAGTGCAAATGCGCCAATTATACTAGGTAGTGGGAACCCAAATACGCTTCACCGTCCATCTTACTTAGTTGGTAGCGGAACTGTAACTGATTACTTAGAAGCTGGAGCCTGGGAAGATATTACTTTTACCACCCTAAAGATTGTTGCTAATGATAACCAGGTTTTTAACAAAGATAAGCTGACTGGTAAACCTGGTGATGGGCCCATACCAATTGATGCTGGATCTCGTGGGAAGTCAGCTAAAGAAATTTCCTACGTATCTTTAAGTTTTGAAATTACAAACGTTACTGGATTAACTGGTTCTTCAATTACTTTACCTACTCTTGGTAGTGACAATGCTTTTGGCACTAACACAGTAAAGCCGTTAGCTGGTGGTTGGATTCGTGCCGGTATGTCAATTCGCGTAGCTAGTGGTGGTACTACTACTTATAATGGGTTTGTAACCAGTGTTAGCGGAAATAGCATATCAATTTCTCCCGCTATATCCGGAACTTTGTCGGGTTCTTTATTTGTTAATGAATCCACAAACTTATGTATGTTTTTAATTCAAAGAAGTTGGTATGGTGGTGCGGGTGGTAAAGGGCTGGTATATATTCCAGACTCTAATACTCCTTTTAATGGGACTACTAGATGGACATCTGCCCACGAGGTTAGAATAGGCGACACGTTGCCAGTGCCATCTATGTCCAACCCAGACATGCCAATAACTTATCAAATAGGACGGTATGCAGGTTCTACCGCAAGTATTAACAATAATGCGTTTTTAAGACGGTTTGGGGTATCTGTTTGGATTAATGGTGGTGACCCTAGACCAGTAAAAATTGAGTCTTATGGATCAGGTAGTCCTAGAACTGCTAATACAAATAACTATGTACCAGTTTTAGCTATTGCTGTTAAGCCATTTGTGTACAACAAAGAAGTAACCAACAATGAGCGTCCACAAAAATCTAGGGTTTATCCGTATAAACTATATGCTAGTAGTGGTGGTCAAGTATCTGAAATTTATCTTTGCAAGCTGTCCTCTGATAACTACACTGCTTTAGATATTGGGAATCTTACCTGGGCTACCGCCAAAACAGACTCAGAACAATTAAAAGTAGTTGCTACAAATAGCACTTTTAACGCAACTACTATAGCTTTTAACGCTGGCTATCCTACTGGTATTGGCGGTAAGCAAATTGGCCCTTTTTATTGCGGAACCAACGAAGGTACAGAGATAGACTTAACTGATATTTTTGACCCTCAAAGAGAGTTGTTGGGGCGTGCGGAAGCCACTGCAACCGGTGTCACCGGTGATATTCTATTGGTAATAGCCAGGTCTCTAGGTGGCACTAGTTCTAACGTAGCAGCTAGTCTTGTTTATGGAGTGCAATAATGGATAGGTATTACATAAAAGAAGACTTAGGGGAAGATTTGGGAGACCTTGGTGTAAAGCCAATATCTGAGTCTTCTCCTGTGGTGCTAGGAACCGATACCACTTATAAAACTAGTTTAGCTGTACTTCCTATACCAAAGGAAGAAACGGAAGAGACTATGTTTGGTTTTGCAATGCAGGATGTGCGTACTGGGATATTTGCAGACACGCATCAATACGGCATTGACGAACGCAATTGGGTTACCTATTCAAGTCTCTCTCAAGATGATTTGATGCCAATAGAAAAAAGACTTTGGCTTAGTGGTAATTTAGCCACTAGCTTTAGAGAAGGGGTGGAAAGCCAAGCTTTTTATGACAATAGCGCAATCAATCTTGTAACTCAGAGCTTTGGCGGCAGCGCTAAAGCATGGGCTTCTTGTACTACCAAACAAGTGTTTGATTGTTTTACCGCTACAAATACGTTTATATCTTTTGGGTTAAGGCGCACTGGTACTGACCCAAATACAGTTACGCAAGCTGGTATTTTTAGCGCTAAAACTGGTTGGTATCTAGAGATAGCCGGGGACGGTGCTGGTAATTCGTTTAGAATAGTTAGACGTTATACAAACCAAGATAACCAGACTATAAACGAGATAATCTACAGGGATTCTTTTGTTGACCAACTGAATGGCACTGGATCATCTCGTTTAGTTATAGATTTTAGCAAAGTAACCATGTTTGCCATTGAGATTGGTAGCTACGATGGCACAGCAGCTAAATTTCTGGTATACGCAGCGGATGAAGGTAGGTTTTATGGTGCGCATAGATGGATTATGTTCCATAAAGTTTCGATATCAGATTTAAAAAACTTTCCCGAAAGAAATGCGTCACCTCTGCCAATTACGGTTTATCACGAAAGTGCAGAAACTATCCAGACTTTTGCTGAAAAATATGGTACTTCCGTAACTCGCGCTGGAACTAATACTTACCCTATTAAGATACTTAATATTCCGGGAAGCAATATGGAGTTAGTTCCAGGTAAGTTTAAGTTTAATTTTGCATTTTATACTAAAGAGCTATTTAATAATAAGAATAATTACACTAAGCATTTAGTTAGGTCTGTTAATATTGGTTCTACAATTCCTGTAGAAATACAATTTAGACGCTATTTACTACGTAGTGGAGAACTAGAAAACATAGGGTTTAAGCCTATTCCCAAGGAAGAGTATGACCCATCTTATTTAGTTTATATAGTTGATGATTCCGACCAGAAAATCAAGCTAATATCTCCAGACCTAGGTGTTAGTGTTGTGTCTATAGACATAAATGCAGACCAACTGGTTTACACTGGTCAATTAGTGATGGGATTAACAGCTACCGCGTTAAATGGTTCAAGCCTTAGCTTAACTGGAGTAACAGCTAAAATAGTAGCTGGGACTGTTTTAACATTTTTAGATACAAATGGCAACACTTATACAGCCACATTAACAACTGATGTTTTGCCTGCGTTATCTCCAACTACAAGTGTTAGTGTTACTGCAGCTATATCGGGAACGTTTGGAGCTAACTATCAAACCGTAATAACTTCAGACCATATCAATATAGTTTACGCCATAGTTAAAAACACAGATGAGATTGCCGTCATAAATGGGTCTACCGGTGTTATTATCAGGACTTTTGTGGCTGGAACTGGGGTAACTGATATTATTTGGGTTCCTGGCAATAACGTCGTCTCCAATCGCTTACACGTAGCTAGAAACGGAGGGGTTAGTGTATATAATACTTCAGACCCAATGTTTCCGGTTTTGTCTATAAACGTTACCACAACAGGTGTAAACCCAATTAGACTGGCAACTAATAATACTCAAGTTTTTGGGATTTCTTCCTCTGGCACAATATTTCAATATAGTTCCGAGCAGGCTAGTAATACTACTCTAAGCGGCAATACATCTCTTTTTACATTAACTAACGTACTACTTAGGGATGTGGCTGCTATAGGTAATACAACTTACGTATTAGAATCTCAAAACGGTGGGACTTCTTGGTCTGTGGAGCAAGTTAACTTTCAGTCGGTAAACCCAAATACCACTCCAATTACAAATGGCACTAATTTATCTTCTAGCTTAACGTCTTTAGTATCAATTCCAAACCTTAACTATTTATTTGCTTTTGGTGGTACTCAAATTAACTTTTTTAATCTTGGTAGTAGTACAAACACAATAACAACATGGACTTCTATAGTCAGAGGAATAGCCATAGATGCTTTATTAAACACTTATATATATGACAGCTCTGGTCTGATAAAGGAGTATTTTACGTTTGACGTATTAGCGGATTTATCTTCTGCTAGTAGTATATTAAGAGGAAACTTATTATCTAGTGGCATATCTAGTGCGATTAGAGATAATGGACTCGATTTAATAGGAGAAGAGGTGGTAAGTATTGTTGCTGGAAATAAGATAAGACAACTAGATTTGACTTACATATTCCAAGAATATAGAGAGTTTTTTACTTCAGTTTATGAAAATTTTGCTGGTTCTAGTAACATCATCTCTCAAGATTTAATCTTAGTGTTTTTAAGGCATTTAGGAGAAAACTTGAGTACGTTTATTGAGCAAATAGAATGGGTATCTGGAACTACAAATGTTACCATATCCAATCCGGTAACACTAGACAACCCACTACATGTGTCAGTACCAGGTTCTGCTACAATTTCTTTAGTAAATGGACAAATATAGGTAAAAGTATGGCAAACAATTCTTTAACTGGTAATATTGGAGCTGGTGTAGCAAGTCTAAGTTATGGATATGAAAATCCTACTGCTTTAAAAAGTTTTCACTCTCTTTATAACAATACGGGACTATCTGAATTGTTGCCAGGCTGGAAAATATTAAGCTTAAAAGTCTCTAAAGAGCTGCCATTAATTGCAACCGCTAAATTTAAGTTACAAGGCGCTAGAGCAGTTTGTGGATTTACCCACGGGTTTCCTTATCAAGCTCTATTAAAAAACAGCACATCTAGCACTGTGGATGCTTTTGTTAATAATGTAGCTTCTGCCATTAATTATGGCTGGGTTAGAAGTAATTTATATAGCACTAATTTTTTTATAATTAATCACAGAAATTTTATTTCTTCAGTTGCTGTGAACGATTCAGTGGTACTTTCTGTAGAGCTTAATAATGGAGTAGTTATTTATTACTACAATGACACTGAAGCATTCCGAAGTACCTATACACCAAATGTTGATTTATATTTAATAGGGATTGTATCACAAGATTGTACAGTTAGAGATTTGGAGATTTCTGGTGCTAATGGATTTAATATTAACGAATTTAACTTAAACCTATCTAGGGAGATATGGATACCATGTCAAGAATTTTTAAGTGGTCAGCCTAGAAAACCTGGTAGTCAGTTTTCCGTCTCTGATAGCAATAGTCGCAGAACAAATATTCAGATTAGGGCTTCAGCTGGAACAACTATAGATATAATCTATCCTAACGGAATTAGGAGCTATCAATTTACGTCGGAAAGTTGGTACACTATACCAGAAAAAGCAGGGGATAACTTTACTACAGTTAGTAGTAATTTTGTTACTGGAATCAGGGTTACAGGTAATTATACCTTGGCTAATATCACAGGAATTAGAATAGCTAACCCACAAATTGCGACTCAAACCAGCTTAAATCTACCTAATTCTGTTACTGGCTATGAATCCACTCTAACTAATCTAACAGAATTAGAGATTTGGGGTCTCGGCACTCAAGTTAGTCAGTCAGATTTACGTAAAATCAGCTCGTTTGCTACTACGGTTGGTACTATACCACGTCTATCTAGTTTAACGACTTTGTTTTTAGATAGTACATGTGATGTTAATGACACTAATGCAGCGTTTAGCAGTGGTGTATTTAGGAATTTAACTACATTAACTTTTTTTGATATACGTGCTAGAAGAGAAAACATAACTAAGCATTATCCAGAATTTTGTGCTTTAAGAAGTTTAACTAGGCTAGAAATAAATCTAGAACCATCTACGGTTTGCGTAAATTCTTCTACTCATGTTACAGATGGACTAATTCCTTCTACTGTTACCAATGCAAATGGCATAGGAATCACTCTTATAGGATTAACGACCTTAGAGAATTTTAGAGGTTTATACAGAAATAGTAGAACTACCGCAACCACCGGATTAATTATCAATCAAAATTTAACAGAAACGCAAGCTAACCAGTTAATAATTGCTCAAATTTCTGTTAAAATGCTTTATGGCGAAACCTTGAATGACTCTTCTTTTACTTATGTTCATAGACTAAATTCACCAGGAGATCAGCTAGAATATTATTTATATTATCTTTACAATAGAAGTAGATTTACTTTAACTAATATTCCAATAGCTAATGGAAGCACAGGCACAAGCAGTAGTGTTACTGTAATTAATATCAATACAAGTTTTACCATGCTTACTGGGTATACTTATAATTTAACCATAGGTAGTGAGACTAGAAGTATTAGCTCTACAAGTAGTAATACAGTTACTTTATCTTCTGGATTATCAAACATACCTGCAAATAATACTGCATGGACTATTGCAGCTAGTGTAGTATTAGGAGATAGGATTGTATTATCAAATAATAGTAATACTGTAAGATTGTATATAGCAAAAACTGGAACAAATCAAGATGATTTTAATGTAAGCAGAGCTACACATCAGCGTAATTTTCAGGCAGGAGTATTGTTAGTTGTAACATCATCAGACTCCAACACACATTACAATGCTAGGCAATTGTTTAGAATGACAAATGTTACAGCTAACACAACTTTTTCTCCAGAAGTAATAGAGGGATTATCTGTTAATAACCAATCTCATTTTAGATGGGATTTTAACTTAGAATCACCTAAAAAAACTATTGCATTGACTAATGTCGCTATAACTGGGTCAACTAACAATGGAGACATTTTGACAATTACAGCAGCATCGGGAAGCAATCTTTTAACCCAAATAGGTAATATAGCTATAGGAGATACAATTGCCACTGCAGTTCCTAGTTTACCACTATCTTCTTCTGCTATACCTAGCATAGTAATTAACAAAACATCTACTAGTATTACTGTACAAAAAGGTAATATACCTAATGATATTACTACTAGTTCTACTAGTATGACTGTTTGTTATGAATTTACTGAAGTAAACAGTGAAGGACAATATTATGGGAATAACTTTAAATCATCTGGAAATAGAGTAGCACAAAGCAGGAATAGCACGGCAATATCACCTAACTGGACTATAAGCACGACAGATACTAGTCAGCTAATTTTTAGCACGGTTCCAGGGCTGTATTATGACAACTTTAATAATACTTCTATAAGTGGATTAAACCTAGGTTAATTGGTAAAAATATGAGTTCTAAAATTGCTATAAAAGATAAACCGGCTCAAACTTTAGATAGCATAGGCGCTAAGCTATCCAGGGTATTTGACGCAACTGCAGTTAGCTCCTTAAGTCTTAATGGGAATAACGTTACTCAATGGAATAATATTGCACCCAACGCGGGTAGTGGAACTAATCTAACCCAACCCACAGCCGCAAACCAGCCAGTATATGACCGCATTAATAGACGCATAAGTGTTGGTGGTAACACTTCTAAATTTTTAAACTTTAATGGTTTTAGCGCAGGTTTTAATGGTAGCATTTACATAGGCACTACATCTGGTATTTATGCGTATGACATAACCATACCTAGTGGGTCACCAGATAGCTTTGAATGGGGTAGAAGAGAAACTGGTAATTCTACAGTTGGTGTTATTGTTACCGGTATAGTTATTTGTCAAACACTGAACCAAGTAGAGGAAAGCATTTTAAATAGATGGTTCGCAGCACGTGGTAGCATTGGTTTTATAAACTACTCTAGAATTGGTGTAACTAGTTTAAATCAAAGGTTTGCAACCGGTACACAAGATTATGAGATAAATTTACATTGGTATGTGACTAATATTAAATACGTCTTTAATACTATTGGTATAACAGTTCTTTCCAACGCTTTTTTAAGCAATAGATTTTTAGTGTCCATGCCTTTTGTGGATACTAGTGCAGCACAAATCAATAACGTATGGAATGGGTGCGAATCGTTAGTTAATTTTCCTTCAATAAATACAGTTACAGCTAATGATTTTTATAAGACATGGCTTCTCACTTTGTTATCCCAGTTATCTTTAGACAATATATTGATAAGTATAGCAGCTGGATTAAGCAATAATCCAAGCAAAAATTTATTTAACACTGGATACTTAGGGAATAATTTTACGTTTGGTAATGTCGCAGCCACCCCTACTACAATTAATAGAAGAGCTAACGAATCAGATTGGCAGCCTTGGGAAACCGCTAATAATACAGCATTGAGCGGTACTGCATTAAAGAATATAAATGTAACTTATCTTTCTGATACGCCTAATGCGGTGACTTATAACTTTAGTGCTGGTATAAGTGGACAGCAAGCTAGATTATGGATGATTGCGTTTAGTGCTGCAAATAGCAAAA